CCATGAGCATTGCAATGAACTCATTAAACCGTCTACTTCTGGCGCATCCCTCAACTACATTCGCTTTGATAAGCTCGATTCAGAGTATCGTGTTGGTACTGCTGGCAATAAAAACACTGGTGTAAGCTCCACGAATCAATATTTGCACGGTTCTGAGGTAGCTTTATGGGAAAACGCAGGGGATTTAGCCGTAGGATTGATGCAAACCGTACCAGATGCTCGTAATACAGAGATTTGGTACGAGTCTACAGCCCGTGGAATGGGTAATTACTTCCACAAACAGTGGGTTCTAGCAGAAAAGGGAGAGACAGACTTCATTCCCGTGTTCGTTCCGTGGTATTGGCAGAGTGAATATCAAAAATTAGCTCCGCTAGACTTTGAACCAGAAGAATCAGAGATGGAACTACAGGAATTGTTCCGACCTTACACCGATCTTTCTGGTGTAGAACACACAGAGCTAACACTAGATCAAATTCATTGGCGGAGAATCAAGATCAAGTCTATGGAGTCGGACGGCACAGATGGCCTTAACCGCTTCAAGCAAGAATACCCTATGAATCCTACCGAAGCGTTCCAATCGTCTGCTGGAGGGGGTCTGATTGATCCTCTGTGGTGTATGCGAGCTAGGAAACAGGACATAGATGCGCGTGGGCATGTCACAGTCGGCATTGACCCGTCATTCGGTGTTGAGGGGGGAGATAGATTTTCCTTGGCAGCCCGTAAAGGCAGAGAGATTATCGAGGTAGTTTCTTATTCTGGATCAGATGTGAACACTCTTGGACAGAAATTATCAAAGTGCCTACAGTTTATCGAGAAGCACAGACCGACCATTACATTCATTGACTCTGGTGGTGGATCAGACATTTGTGACGCACTCCACGACAAGGGATACCCAAATGTGATACCGATTGCATTCGGCTCTACAGCGGATAATGACGTGAAATATGGGAATAAAAGGGCAGAAATGTGGGGTAGAATGGCTTTATGGCTAAATGATGAGAATACTCCCGTACAAATACCTGATTCGGATAGCTTACAAACCGACCTTTGTGGTAGCCTATACAAGCGAGATTTGAACCATCGTTTGCTTTTACTGCCTAAAGACCAGATTAAGAAGGAGCTTGGGTTCTCTCCAGACGAGGGGGATGCGTGTGCGCTAACATTTGCACAGCACATTCCATTTAGAGTTAACGAAGAAATTATTGTTACAACGAGTATGTGATGCCTAAAGACCCTAACGACAAACCAAACGCTCCCCCGCCTCCACCAACGGGCGGGACTCCACCTCCACCTCCATCAGGGGGAACTCCACCACCTGCACCTTCAGGTAATGTAGATAACTGGGGCGGAGGTTCTGCTGTTACTTGGGAGACTTGGCAGCGTCAGATGGCTTTCGACAGGGGTAATGGTAATATAGACACTACTGCTCGTAATAGTGGAGATGCTCGATACTGGTATGACAACTATGTTAACGCATGGAACAGTGGTGATGAAGGATTAAGAAATGCGATTGATGTGCAGCACGGCTTTGCAATTCACCAAGAAGCGCCGCCTCCGCCAGTAGTAGCGCCACCTCCACCAGCAGCGCCACCCCCGCCAACAGCGCCGCCGCCTGACATCGTTGATCCGCCGCTTGATCCAGAGCCGCCAGAGATTTCACCGCCGCCGCCAGTTAATGACGACCCAGATCAAACTCCACCCAGCAATGATGTTATTGATGATGAAGAGCATGAAGACGATCCTGAAACGCCAGAAGATGAGTCAAATCCACCGCCTTCTCAAGATGAAGACACGAACGATGAGATTGATACGACTCTAACTATTAGGGACACAACCCCTGAAGACGAGGTAGTAGACCCCGCAACAGGTCGGCGTTACGCAACTCCAGAATCTGCAAGACGAGCTGGTATAACAAATTGGGTCTGGGCATCAGACTACACAGGATAAATTATGAATTACGATAAAGAAGCAATCAGAATATGTAGCGAACAGAAGCGGCTAAAGACATCCAGAAAGAACTGGGAAACCTACTGGGAATACATTTCTCAATTCGTTATCCCTAACCATAGCGACTTCATAACCAAACGAGTCAAGGGTGACATGACCAGAAGCAATCAGATATTTGATGCTACTGCTGTTAGGTCTGCAAGGCTACTGTCCACCTCAATCATCGGCGCTATCTTCACTGGCAAGTGGTTTGGCTTAAAGCTACGAGGTAAAGATAATCAGTCGGACGAGTGGAGTTCTTGGTTAGAGCAAGTCACAGACTCAATGCTAGCAGCCTTTGAAGACTCAAACTTTCTAGTTCAGATAGGTCAAGACATACAGGGTATGGTTGCCTTTGGTACGTCTGGTCTTTCTGTTGAGGACGAGAGTGATGATGGTATATTCCAAAGATTGATCTTCAGAGATCACCACCTAACAACCTTTGTGTTTGATGAAGGCGCTGACGGAACACCAGACAGAATTTACCGTGAAGTAAAGATGTCTCCAGAAGCCGCGCTGAATAAATATCATGGCGATGAAAACATCTCTAGGGAAATAATCGCAGACTTCAGAGATAAGATGGAGAAGAAAATATCGACTCCAATATCTTTTGTTGAAGCTATCGAGCCTACCACTCTACATAGTGCGGCTGACAGAGAGCAGGGCAAGTATAAGATCACCCTAATCTATAAGAACGAAATGCAGTTGATGGAAGAGAGCTATGCTCCCGAACTACCAATGCTTGTATCTCGATGGGATAAGATCACTGGTGACGTTTACGGTTGGTCGCCAGCCATGACAGCACTACCTGACATCATCACTATGAATGAGGTTAAGCGTCTTGAATTGGGTGCTTGGGAAAAGAACATACTGCCAGCGAAAGAGATTGTTGCTGGTACTCTGATGAACGGAAAGCTGAACAGGGGTGTTAACGGAGTTACTATTGTTAACCGACCTAACGCTATCAACAACATTGACGAGCCATTCAGCTTCCAGAACACAATGGTTAAGGCTGAAGAACTCCGAGATGGGATCAAGTCCTCGTTCCATGAGCAAGAGCTTATCCTTCCTGACAGAAACCACGACACAGCGTATGAGGTTCGTATCCGTTATGACCTGATGCAGAGATTGTTAGGGGCAACATTCGGTAGAATTAAGACCGAGAAGTTACAGCCACTCATTAATCGGGTATTCAGAATTATGCTCGATGGCGGTGCTTTCCCCGACCTACCTCAGAGTGCAACTGAGTCAGACATTACAGTTGAGTATCTATCCCCATTAGCTAAGTCGCAACGAGCAGCCGAAGTAGAAGCTACTATGCAGTTCAGTCAGTGGGTAATGCAGATGGCTCAGATGAAGCCTAACGTAGTAATGGCATTAGACGAACACCAAGCAGGATCAATCCTGGCTGATGGATTGGGTGTACCTACCTTGGTATGGAAGGATAAAGAAACCTTCGATGCTGAAATACAGCAACAGCAAGAAGCAATGCAACAACAACAACAACAGCAGCAAGAACAAGAGCGCGTTCTTAAAGGTGTAAACGGGGTGGAAGAAGATGAAGGACAAGAACCAACGAGCTAAATCCGAAGCTGACTATGAGGAAGAACTCCTTTCAGGGTCGGTAGCAATAGCAATGAAGAAACTTGAGGGGTATCTACCCTTTGAGGAACTTCTTGAAGCACTCCAGCAGGACTATCTGTTTCATCAAACTGTTAGTCCTAATGGCGATCAAGCAATGCGCGTTGAAGGTGAGCGTGGCATGTTAATACATTTAATTAATTTATATAGAGAGATAAAGAATGTCTGAAGATAAGCATTGGAGTGAGGGGTTGCCAGCAGAAATGGCAGCACACGGGGATGTTAAGGGGTCTGATACCTTGGAAACATTTGTCAAACGGTACACGGATAATCGGGCAACTATGTCACGGTCTATCCTTATGCCTAACGCTGAAGCTGGCGATGAAGAGCGAGATAAGTTCTACTCAAAGCTTGAAGGTGTCGAGGGTGTTGCGCGTATCCCTGCCGCTGACGATGTTGAGGGATGGAAGAAGCTCTATCCAAAGCTAGGTGTTCCAGAGAGCGCGTCTGGTTATGAGATGGAGAACGAAGAACTAGCCAATACTCTTCATGGGTTAAACCTGAATAGCGGTCAAGCTAGACGTATCAACGAACTCATCACTGAGAAGACCACATCATTTGCAGACCTGAATGCTGAAGAGACTTTGGTAGGGCTGGATGCACTAAAGAATGAGTGGGGCGAAACCTTTGAGGGTCGGGCTAAGTTAGCAACTAAGGTCTTGCGCGATCATGGTGGCGATGAACTTATGTCTATGCTTGAGAAGAGTGGTCTTACCAACAACGCTGACATCATCAAGTTAGGCTATGCTCTCAATAAAACTATGGTGGCTAAGAAGCTAACCCGTGGCGAGAACGAAACCGCTACTTACGGCGGGTCTAAGGATGAAATCAATGAAAAGATTGCTTCCGTTATGGCTAACCAATCTGATCCATTTCACATTAAGAGTCATCCAGATCATTCTCGCAGAGTAGATACAGTGCTTAAATACTACGAAGAGCTGGATGGGGGTTGACACAGTTCTTGATTAAGGCTACATTAGGGCTAACAGATACGCATTAAGCCCTGTTGGTCTAGCAGACCAAAGAAATGCAGGATTAGCCCCACTTAGGGATTCCTAACCGAATAAAACTTTTTAATAAACTTTATTTGATAGGAGTCCTCTAATGGCTATCTCAGTTCAAAACGCACACGTTGAGGCGTATAAACGCAACGTAATTCATTTGGCACAACAACGTGGTTCACGCCTTCGTCCTACAGTAGTTTCTGAAGTAGTTAATGCTTCTGTTCACAACTTTGAGCGAATCGGTACTACCTCTGCTGTAGTTAAATCTGGTCGCAACGCGACTACCCCAAACATTGAAGTTCCACATGATCGTAGACAGGTCGGCTTAACTGAGTATCAGTGGGCATCCTTGATTGATCGTGGTGATGACATTCGCACTCTAATCGACATCACTGGTAAGTATTCAGTGAATGGCGCGATGGCAATGGGTCGCCAGTGGGATGACTTGATTATCGCTGCTCTCTCAGCAGATGCGGTGACTAAAGTTCCGACTACCAATCCAGCAGGTGGTGATTATACTCTTGGTACAGCTTCATTGCCGTCCACGAATATTATCGCTAACACAATTGGTGGTAACACAACTATGAACCTTGGTAAATTGCTTGCAGCTAAAGAGCAACTACTTAGTTCAGATGTTGACGAAGACTACGAGAAAATGTATTGCCTAGTAACTTCTAAGCAATTGCATGAATTACTTGCAGTTACCGAAATCACTAGCTCAGACTACAACAGCGTAAAAGCTCTTGTTAATGGCGAAATCAACACTTATCTAGGCTTGAACTTCATTCGCACAGAGCGACTTGAAACTCGATCTGCTGATACTGTTGGCTTGGTATACTGCGAATCAGCAGTTGGTCTAGCGATTGGTGAAGATATGATGGCTCGTGTAAGCGAACGCTTCGATCTATCTTACTCAGATCAGGTCTACTTTGAATTCGTAGCTGGTGCAGTACGACTAGAAGAAGAGAAGGTTATCGAGATTCTTACCGTAGCGTAACGTCAGGTTTACCCCTCTCCAAAGGGCTTATATGGGGCTAAGGATAATCTTTAGCCCCTTTTTTAAAGAGGTATAATATGTCATCAAAAGTAGACATCGCTAACATGGCTTTATCTTATCTTGGTGAATCCTCGATAATTAGTTTCACTGATGAGACTACCCCTGCTGAAACCATAAACCTTCAGTACGAATTATCTAAAAAGTATCTCTTGATGCACCACAACTGGTGGTTTGCAACAAAGAGACAGACTTTAACAGAAGTAACCCCCCTAACATTACCCCTAACGCTTGACCCTAAATGGCCTCATGTGTTCATCTACCCGTCAGCATGTTTGAAGATGCTCCGTGTGGATAATGACGATCAGCCTTGGCAGCGTTTTAAAGACGAGATAAGAACTGATGCAGCCACATTCTCCTGTGAGTACATAGAAGATGTAGGTGAGCAATACTTCAGTCCAGCCTTTGAGGAAGCCTTTGTTTATTACTTGGCATCCAAGATTGCTTTGTCTGTTACTGGTGATCGACAACTAAAGAACGAAGCTAGGGAGATGTACGGTCAAGCCATACAGTTTGCCATTAGCTCTAACGATCTTGAGCAAGGCATACAAAACCTTGGTGTTGATGATGGGCGTGATCTTCGTAGAGGTTTCTATGGAATCGGGCTTAGCCAAGAAAGTAATGTGAGCTAGTCATGGTCATTAAGCCAATACAGAGTAACTTTAGTTTTGGCGAAGTAACGCCTAGAATGAGAGCGCAATCGGCTCTACCTCAAGTAGCTACTGGATGTAAGAAGCTTGAGAATATGCACGCAGAATCGCACGGCATCGCGGCAGGTAGACACGGAACTGACTTTATTGGTTCTGATATATCAAGTGCTGCTGGTCAGCTTGTAACTGATATTTCTGGAAGCTACCTATATGGAGCAGCCTCTATTTCAGGGTTTCAGCGTGACAACACTCCTATAAGGATAATTCCATTCTCAGTGAATGTAGATCAAGCTTATATTGTTGTTTTCAGCGATAACGCCGACTATGTAGGATCGCCACATACATCAAGAATCAGCGTCTATGATTCTTCAGATAAGAATCTAAATAATCCAGAGACCTTTGAAAGACAAGCTATCGCGGATATTGGCATCAACGAGAATGTAAGTGACTTCCCAGATACACCAGTACCTTATGCCCATTCAGAAATTCAGGATGTGCATTTCGTCCAAATAAAAGACATGATCGTAATGGTTCATAGCCACTACCCTCCAATGAAGTTGATCCGATACAACGTCCCCAACAGCGCTACTATTAAGTGGGGCTTTACCTTTCTCGGAACGTATGGGTCGGAGTGGGGGGATGGATTAAGAATTAGGGATGCTGTTACAGCTCAAGGAAAGAAGTTAGGATACCCAAGAACTGTTGGATACTATCAGCAGCGCCTAGTATTTGGCGGGATGACTCATGCCACACACCGTCTAGTCTTCACAAGAACAGACGATCTGACTAAGATAGATAAGGGTTTCTGGAGTTC